CTTGAGACACCATTTATCGTTATGGTGGCAATCGCCCCGACAGAGCCGCTGTTGGCTCCCTGAACCCTGACGTTCATCATTACAACCACCTGTTTTGCGAGGTTGAATGTTGCGCTGTCAATATACCGGAAGGACCGAACATAACCGTTCGGCGCATCATCAAACACCATGCCGTTGGCCACATCGCCGATAAAGCTGCTGGCTTCCACTGTCCCTGTAAATTTGCCACCGCTGGCGTACACAGTGCCTCTGAACTCACCATCAGTTGCATAAACCGAGCCCCTGAAGGAGCCTGATTCGGCATAAACGGTTCCCCTGACGGTTACGCCCGCGAACCACGCAAACCCGCTTTTGTTAATGTGCCAGCCCACATTGCCGGTACCATCCCATGTGTTGGACTGGATGTACTGGCCAATTTTTGCATTATCAATGCTGGCATTCTGAATAAACGCAGACCGCAAAAACACCTGACCATTGAACACAAAGAACGCGGCTTCATAACTGCCCGGATCGCTGCCGGAATAGATACCGAACTGATCAGCAGCAAAAACCACTGTGGATTTATAGCTGTTCCCCGATGGCTCAATCGACATACCGAACCCGGTGCTATATTTCACTCCATTCCTGACAATGCCGAGATTAGTGACATAAGAAGCTTTTGCCGTTCCATCAATATTTACTTCGGCGGTAAGTTTCTGGTTAACCGCAGCCGTCAGACTGCCTTCTGGTCCGATTGATGCCTGAACATAGGTGGACAGGTCAGCGAGTCCCTGCTCGGCTGTAGCAACGGTTGTTTTAACCACCAGGATGTCAGCACGAACTTCGCCATACTGAGCCCACTGGTGTTCCACGGTTCCGTGGTTTGCCAGCGCATTTGACATGACACCTTCCAGATTAGTATCAACACCCTCCTGAACATTTTTAAACGCATCTGACTCTCGTATTTGCCCATCAATAAGATCTATCATTCCTGGAATATCAGATGACGCCTGCCCGGATGCTTCAACAAATTCAGATACCCCGAAAGCATTCCTGGTGCGAACATAGACGTAATATGTTTTATCAGCCAGTAGACCATGAAGGGTCCACTGGTTAGAGCGCCCAAGGAACTGAGTCTGGTCTTCAATGTCTGCGGGATTTTCTATCTGATTCAGCCCGGAATACCAGAATTCAAACGAGGTGTCGGTCGTTGCCGTAATGCGCATAACAGGAACCAGGTCAGCAGAGAACAAGCCGGGCGTCCAGATAACACTGGATGGCGCAGGTGGTGCTCCGATAACCATGCTGATTTGTGTCTCTGCGCCTTTCATCCCGTTTTCATTACGACCACGAACACCCAGCGTGTAGCTGCCGGCATTCAGACCAAAAAACTCATAACGGAACTGGTCTGTTTCGTACTGCGCAACCACTTTCCCGTCATCGGTGTACACATACACTTCAAACACCAGCTTTTTGGTAGTGGTTGCCGTCTCCCATGTTGCAGTAACCTGTACAGTCTCAGAGTTGGTGTTGATGATGCGCAGGTTCTCCACGTTAGGTACGCGGTAACCGTTCAGCGTATCGTTGGGGACCTCAAACACAGCGCCTTCATCAACAATGGCCTGTTTGTTCGGATCATGCTGTCCCGCCGTAATGCTGTAAACCGAGTTATTTTCTGTTTCAGAAATGCTCAGAATACGGAAAAGGCGGACGGACAGTTCACTGACCGATATGGCAAAAACTGTTCCATCACGCACCCAGGCTGGAGCGCTGCGCAAAGTAATGACGCGCCCGGATACACTAACAATGGGGTATTTCACAAACTTTCCATTGCTGCCCATAAGCGACATGTAGTCGCCAGGCGAAACCAGACTGGAGACGTCCGCATCGACAGTTATATTCGCGCCGGAGTGCGAGACAATACGCCCCCCCAGACGTGTCCCGGCATAGTCGTTATCCATGATTTCCACGACGTCACCCGGTGTGAAGGCGATTGCATCCCGGGCCATCTGGAAAGTTAACCGGCTGCTCTCCCGTTTTGCGGTTTCCAGCAACCATTTACCGGCTCGCCAGGCCTGCCCGCGCGAAGTGCAGCCGAACGCCTCGATAGTCGTCTCGTTATAGTTCCCACGCGCGATCATGGCATCGTCGGAAACATATTCCTTCACCTGCTCCCAGCCATTATCCGGGTCAGTCCAGGACACCACCACCGCGTTATATTTTTCAGCGCGCCTGACCGAGCTGCGGCTGAACTTACCCTCTACAACATTCGCATTGGTGATGGTGGCAACCGGGTCCTGAGGTGTATCCAGCATGACCGTGAGGCGCAGGCCATCCCAGAGGGCGATGCCCCGGAACATCCCGGCGATTTTATCCAGAATATCGCGGGCGCTGGCCTGCTCGGTAATATAGGCGTTCAGCGTCATGCGAGGCTCTTTCCCGCCATAGCCGTCGTTTACCAGCTGATCGCAGTACTGTGAAAGGATATAAAGCGCGCCGTCGTCGACATCGACATAACCCGCTCGCCGGGCCAGGCCGAAGCGCGTGTTTTTCACCAGTTCGCGAAAGAGCCAGGCCGGGTTGTTCGTCCACGCTTTCTTAAATCCCCCCAGCCACAATCCGGTATACGTGCGGGCAATAGGATCGTAGTTATCCGGGACATCGACAATCAGGCCGCGCAGGTGATAGGTGCGGCTTGGGGTATCCCTGTACTGGTCACGGTCAATCACTGCACCGGCAATAGCCGAAAACGGGTAGTTCAGGTTGTCGTCAGTGATCTGGCTGTAGCTGTTCCAGATAGTACCGTTAGACAGGAGGTCGCTGTTACTGTCAGGTGTGATACGGCGAACGCGGATATCGAAAGGTTTCGTTATCGGCGCATCGATGAGGTGCGCCTCAAGATATTCGCCAGATATTTTCCCGGTGATAGTAACCACTTTTTGCTGAATGAACGCACCGCCGGCAACGCGGGTTTCGATCACCATTGTTACAGAGGTTTCCTTCTGGTTCCCTTTCGTGTCCTGCTCGACCAGCCCCGTCACACCGATATTCAGCCTCACGCGTGTGACGTCCTGATCGGTTACTGTGCGGACCAGTGGCGTGTTGAAAGTCACCTCTGTATTAACGATGCTTGTCGCCTCGATGGCGGAAAAGCCGTTAATGGGGCTCTGAAATTCCGAGCCGGGGCGCCAGGCGACGCTCACGCCGTTCACGCTGACATTGCCGGCAGAATCGGTGATGGGCGTTTTATTCAGCATGAAAGAAGAAAGGTGCGACTGGTCAACCGGTCCGTAAATCGGACCTTCACTGATGAGATCCAGCACGCGGTAAAACTGTTTTGATTTGAGGTTATCGTCGAGAAGTTTCGGAGTCGATGCCTTGCCGCCGCCTGATGACATATTTCCGCCTTAGCTTATTGATTCTGTCCAGTCCTGGTTATTTGTCGTGTCAATACCGAGGGAAATTACGTTAGAGCCCACCACCATTTCACCGAGCAGAATCGGCACTGGCCGCCCCTGCCCGGCGCGGTTCTCCGCACTGGTAAAAGAGTTATTAGTGATGGTGTTGTTTTCCGCAGCCTCGGCCGAGGTTTTAGTTTTCATGTTGCGGGACATGTACACGCTGTAGGCAATGGAGGCGACACTTACCGCTACAGCGACCCACATGGCGGCGGCTGCGGTAATTGCCCCCTCAATCACCGGCACGAAAAGTACACTGGAACCATCAGCCAGACGCCTGTCCAGGTGCCAGCGCATCGCGTCTGCTGCAACATCTTCACCGGCAATACGGACGCGCACCCGCGATTTCAGAAAGTCTTTTTTGAATGCCGGACACTGGGCCAGCAGCAGGCGCAGCCCCTGCGCGGGTGTATCAACGTTTAATGTGACCTGGCGGAAATGTCGGCGGAAATGCCCCGCAAATCTAAAAATGAGCACCGTTGATGTCTCCAGATGGAATGGGTTTGCTTTAGAAAAGCCATGCGGTAGGGTTCGCGCCTGCTCAGATGTCCGGCATGGTCGTGGTGAAGCACCATGTTGTCTTCCAGAAGGATCATCGCATGGCACGGGTCGGCACCCGGGAACGGCTGGCGGAGGATCACATCACCGGGTACGGCCTCGCCAGGGGAAACCTGACGGAAACCGTTGGCCGCCATGTTCTTCAGATAGAGATTTTCTCCGCGCAGCCACCAGCCTTCAGTCCGCCCAAAATCCGGCAGGTCAATCCCGCACAGGTGATACGCGTCGCGAAACAGCGTGTAGCAGTCTGTCACGCCGTGCTCGAACCGGCGGCCCAGCAGGTGCGGTACCGGGCGGAACTTTCGCAGCTCGCCGTTACACGCCAGCCACCAGGGCAGGCCTGTCATAACCTGCATGGCGCGGTC